GTCAGTAATTTTGACGCAGCAGACCTTGTTGAGCGTTTTAGCCAAGCCAAAGAAGACTTTTACCGCAGCCTACCAACGTTCGATACGTTCGGTAAAGGCTGGCTTAACCGCGTCGCAGACGTTAAAGTCAAGGCAAACACCATGCTTGGGTAAATTGGTGTTTTAAATTAGTAAGATAGAGGTTAAAATGTCAAATCAAGCGCTTTGTGATAAAACGCACTCAAATTTACTTTTGTGGGTAGCGCTATGACCGCGAGCTTTGTTCTAACCTATGACAGCTTGATCTCAACGATTGAGCAATATCTTGAGCGTCGCGACGCCGCCGTTGTTGACCAAATCCCCACGTTTATCACACTGGCTGAGTTTGAGATTGCTCAGCAGATTAAAACACTCGGCCAGATCGAGGTTGCTCAGGGCGTCATGGAGGTCGGTAATCCGATCATCCAAAAGCCCTCCCGTTGGCGCAAGACCGTGTCGATGTCAGTCACCTCAGGCGGCGAGAAGACGCCAGTCTTCCTGCGCAAGTATGAGTACTTGACCAACTATAACGCAGAAAGCCCACAGGGTTTACCTCTATATTACGGCGATTATGACTACGATAACTGGTTTGTGGCGCCGATTCCTGACCAATCGTACACCTTTGAGGTGCTTGTCTATCAGCGCCTGCAGCCGCTGTCGTCCACGAATCAGACTAATTGGATCACAAACAACGCCCCCAATGCGATGCTCTTTGGTGCGCTGCTTCAGGCTGTGATCTACTTAAAAGACGATGCGCGTCAGATATTCCAACAGAAGTACGACATGGCGATGCAGGCGCTCAAAGCCGAGGACGTGACCCGCGTGGGTGATCGTTCAGCCATAGCCGTGGACTCTTAGAGGTAACTATGTCAAATTCATACGTCAATCCGATTACGGGACAGACCATCAGCCCATCACAGGTGGGTTACGAGTCGCTCACGATCTCTACAAACACGGTGCTTGACTGGCCAATTAACGGCACGACCAACACAAACGTTGTTGCTGCGATCATTCAAGTCATTGCGACCACGACGAGCTTAAAGCTCCTGATGCCCTCTGCGCTGCAAGTGAGCACGGGTCAGAGCGTACTGATTCAGAACGTTGGCTCAAACCCCTTTACCGTCACAGATATCTCAGGCAACACGATCATATCTATTGCCTCGGGCGTTGCGCAGTACATTTTCTTAACGAACAACACTACAAATAACGGCACTTGGTCAACGGTCACCTTTGGCGCGGGCACGTCCTCTGCGAATGCCTCAGCGCTCGCAGGCTACGGTCTGTACGCAATCGACACGACGCTCAATCAAGAGTACCTTGAAAGCACAGTCTATTCGACCACAACACTAAACAGCACCTACCGCGCTCAGTTTTTGGTCTGGGCGGGCGGCGTGGGTACGATCACGCTACCTAGCGCAAACACAGTGGGTAACGGTTGGTTCATCATGGTGCGCAACGGCGGCTCAGGGCTTCTGACGCTTGCCCCGAGCGGCACCGACACGATTGATACTAATGCGTTCCAACAGCTTCAGCTCACGGAGTCATTGGTTGTCGTATCTAACGGCATCAACGGCTACTCTACGTTCGCTTACGGGCGCTCAAACACGTTTGCTTACACCCAACTAGCTAAGACTGTCACGGGTGGCACGACGACCCTCACAGCGGTTGAGTACGCCAACGTCGTGCAAGAATACTTTGGCGCACTGACCTCAAACCAAATTGTTATCCTGCCCTCTACGGTGCAGATTTACTACCTGAACAACCAAACAACGGGTTCGTACCTTCTGACGTTTAAAACAGCGGCCTCGGGCGCGGCAACAGCAACCGTGCCACAGGGTCAGACGTTGACCGTTATCTGTGACGGCACGAACGTCTTTAACTCAAGCTCTGCATCGGGTGGCGTGGTGACTTCGCTCACCATTAACCCCGGCTCAGCGGCGGCGCCATCGCTTAACTTTGCGGGTAACGTCACGACGGGTATGTATCAACCCGCGACGAATCAGATCGGCTTTGCTCTCGGCGGCTCTAACCAAGCAACGCTGACGGCAAGCGGTTTCCTGATTCCTGTCGGTATCTCTGGCGGGACATTCTAGAATGACAGCCAAAGTCATATCGCTCAACATTAAGCCGGGCATCCAACGCGACGGCACACAGTTTGATGCGCCTGTGTATGTGGATGGAAAGTGGGTGCGCTTTCAGCGCGGTCGCCCACGCAAGATTGGCGGATTTAAGGGCATCTTTCAAAACGCTGCGGGCATTAGCCGTGGCATGATTTTGAACTCAGCAAATGGCTTGAACTATGTCTACTCGGGCTACAGCGATGGTCTGCAAGAGTGGCAAACGGATGATGACGACGGCGTGGGTTCGGGACCGACCAACATTGCGCTGAGCGACTTTACTGCTGACGCAAACAACTTGTGGCAAATGGATATTGGTTTTGACTCGAGCGGCTCGGGCAATCAGACGATCGTGGCGCATCCGGGGCTTAACCTCGCGCACATTGATAACACACTGAATACGCCTGTATTGGTGGGTGACTTCCCCGGCGGGGCGATGAGCCAAGTGGGTGTGTTCACGGCTGTGGGCACGATGGTGATCGGTCCGCCCAGCGTATTCACGATCGCATCAATCAATTACTTAATCGCCGTAGGTCAGACTGTCACAGGCACAGGCGTGCCCGCAAACACGACAGTCACAGTAGTTGTGGTCGGCTCAAGCACAACGACCGTCACGCTCTCAAACACGGTGTCTACTGCAGGCGCTCTGACATTGACGTTTAATAACAACATCAGCGTCTCGGGCGGGGTCGTGATGCTGCATCCGTACATGTTTGTATACGGCAATAATGGCTTGATTAAGAACTGCTCAGCGGGCAACTTTCAAGACTGGGTGTCGGCTGATTCTAATGAGAACACAGTCTCGGCAGGGAAAATCGTCAAGGGTTTGCCGGTCAGGGGCGGTACGACTTCTCCTTCAGGGCTTTTTTGGTCGCTTGACTCGCTCATTCGCGTAAGCTACGCGCCCACAACGGTTGGCACGAGCACGATTTATTGGCGTTATGACATCGTGACGAGCCAGAGCTCAATCTTGTCATCGTCAAGCGTTATTGAGTACGATGGCATCTTTTACTGGTGTGGCGTAGATCGTTTTTTAGCGTACAACGGCGTCGTGCAAGAAATTAAAAACACGATGTGCATGAATTACTTTTTTGATAACCTGAATTACGACCAGCGTCAAAAAGTATGGGCAACAAAAATCCCTCGTTGGGGCGAGATTTGGTGGTTCTACCCAAAAGGCGATGCAACAGAATGCACGGATGCAATTATTTACAATGTGCGCGATCAAGTCTGGTACGACGCGGGCGAAGCTCGTGGCGCTAATCGTTCAGCGGGCACGTTCTCCGAGGTGTTCCGCAAGCCAATCTGGGCAGGCACCGAGACTAATAGCTCGGGTACATACACCCTTTGGCAGCATGAGTCGGGCACTGACCTCGTGAATTTAAGCCAACAAAGCGCAATTCAGAGCTACATTGAGACCAACAGTCTAGGTTGGGTGAATGGTGGTCCGAACCAAAACGATCCCGTGGGCATGAACAATTGGATCCGGCTCGAGCGGGTTGAGCCTGACTTTGTGCAATCAGGCGACATGAATTTATATGTGACGGGTAAGGGCTACGCAAATGACGAGGACGTGACTACCGGACCGTATGTGTTCTCGCCCACTACGCTCAAGATTGATATGCGTGAGCAGCGTCGCGAGATGCGCCTGCGCTTTGAGAGCAACGTCGTCAATGGCAACTATGAGTGTGGCTTGAATCTGCTCTCAGCAGACGTTGGCGATATGCGCAGCACAGGAAATCCGTAATGTTGACGTACGATCCTCGCGGTCAGACATGGGATTCATGGTGTGCGCTCATGGCTGAGCTGTTTGCGCCGCAACAATTGGGCACGTTGCCTGAGGATAGATGGCGCGAGTGGGCTGACGGCATGGCGGGGATTGGTTACTTTATGAACTCAAACGTTCCTGACACACGCACCTTTGACAACTGGCAAGATTGGGCGGCGTCCCTCGTCGGTATTATGAGCATAGAGCCATGAAATACGCATTAGACAGGATGTTGCCGCTTAACGCCTTTCAAGGGCGTGGTACACCTGTTGGTGGTCGTAGCCTGCGGCTATGGGGCTATGACGATTATGGTAATTGGATTGCCACTGGCGATGAGGTTTCTGATCCTCGTCTAGGTGCAGTTGTGCCTGACGGGCAAGGCGGTTGGACTGCTGCCGCTGCTGCACCCGCACCTGCTCCAGAACCAGCGGCTGCACCCGCTCCAGAACCCGCCCCCGCTCCAGCCCCAGAACCTGCTCCCGCACCTTTAGCGGCTGCACCTGCTGCGACGGACTGGACTCAAACGGTTAACGATATTTATCAGCAGACTTTTGGCAGGCAAGCTGACCCGAGCGGTATGGCGTCTTTTACTGCCGCGCTGAACGCAGGTATGACTGGTGAGCAGATGCGTGCCACACTTGCATCTAGTCCTGAAGGTCAATCGATGGGGCTGTCACCCGCCCCCGCACCTGTGGCGCCATTGACAGCGATTGCTGCTACTGCTGCACCTACTGACGGTACATATGATCCAAATTTGTATGCCAATACCTACTATGACAATCCAGACGTTATTACTGCAGCTGCACAAGCAAAACAAGCAGTAACGCCAGAGTCCGTTGCTGCAACATATCAACAATTGTTTAACGCTCCAGCACCGCCTGATTTTGTGGCTTCTGTAGTCAATAATTATGCGGGCAGCAGCATTGATAATGTCGCAAGAGACATGGCAACATCTGCTGCGACAAGCAGTGTGCCTTTTGCGAACACGCCCGGCGATCCGAACAGCTTTACAACAGGCGCTCAATACTATGAGAGCCAAGGGTATGTGCCCGGCTCTACAAATTACGAGGGCGTACCAACCTCATTTATTGACCCAACAACGGGGCAAACCGTTGCCTCTTACGGAACAATCGCTCCCGTTGGCGGTGCAAGCACAGCCGTTCAATCGGGCAATTGGACTTGGAACGATGCTTCACAAATACCAACAGGTTTTACAACCGATTTAGCTCAAGCCAAGACTGATACTCATAACTTCCAAGACTTTTTAAAGGCAGGCGCTTTAGTTGCTGCGGTGGCTGCTACCGCTGGTGCATTAGCGCCTGAAGCAATTGGCGCTGGCGCATTAGAAAGCGCAACAGCGGGTGAATTAGGCTTTGCAGGTGGCTCAGGCGCTATAGGCGCAGGCGATGCGGGCGCAGCATTGACTGCGGGCGGTGATGCGCTTACCGCAGGCACACTCTCTGATACCGCCGCTAGTAGCTTAATGAACGCAGATTTATTGCCCGCAGAGATGCAAATACCCGCAAGTGGTGTGAATCTTAGTGCTGCCGCTACGGCTGCTGCAAAGAGCGCTGCAATCAACGCCGCTGTTACCGCTGCACAAGGCGGTAGCCCAACAGATATCTTAAAAGCGGGCGCTCTAGGCGCTGTAGCAGGCGGTGCAGGCGCTGCGGGCGCTGACTTGTTAGGTGGTGGCACACTCGCTCAGATTGGCGCGCAAACGGCTGTCGCCACGGCAACGGCAGCAGCGACGGGTAAAGACCCCGTGCAGGCGGCGTTAAGCGGCGCTTTAACCGCTACGGTTTCGAACATTATTCCTTCAAGCACTTCTGACATCTTGAATGGGGCGGGAATTACTGACCCAAGCGTTCAAAAAGCTGTTAACTCAGCAATTTCAAGCTCTATCATCACTGCCATCAAAGGCGGCGACGTAAGCACCGCTGCGCTCATGGGCGCAGTCAACTCAGGCTTGGGCAGCGTTGCGGGCATGATTGGCAATAGTCAAGTCGTGCAGGACATCAAAGCTAGTATAAATGACACGATTTCATCGACTGTTGATTCAATCAAATATGAGACAGGCATTACAAACGCTCAGGCGTTGCCTGTCGAGGGGTCAAATAAAGCAATAGCAGGAACGCCATTAGATACAGCGACTCAGCCTGACGTTGTTAACAGTGTATTTCAGCAAGATGCGCAAGATGCGATGAATCGCAATGTGCCGCCGCCGTTGGTGCAAAATGCGATTGATCAGAACACGCCAAAGACTGTTGATAATGTCGTGACACCGC